GCGTCTTTGTTGCTCAAAATCGGTAGCATGACGATCAGGGCCTCGAACGCTCGAACAGCGCACCATAGTGATAAGGCGGCACTTCGATGGTCCGCAAAAGCTTCAGGCCACCCGCCACCACCCCTTCGATGGTCTGCACGGCGATAGTCGAAGCTCGGTCTTCGGACCGCGTGGTTCACCCAACACCGTGGTTTGCTCGCGAGGCCGCTGATGCCAGTTGACGATTGCAAACCGTCCGTTCGGCTTTAGGACGTCGCGGACAGCGCCCGCCAAGCGAGGACGATCAGGAACACCGTGAAAGGCGTTCGCCATGAAGACGAAGTCAACTGGTCGGCTCGCGAGACTCGCAAGCTGATAGGCATCGACCGCCAGGAACTCGCAGGTGGACACGCCACTTTCTTTAAGGCGCGTGCGCGCGACTTCCAGCAGAGCCTGATCAATGTCGATAGCGATTACGTGCCGGGCGATCTTGGCAATCTGAAGGGTGAACCAGCCATCTCCTGAACACAGATGAATGACCTCCATTCCCGGCTTGATGCCTACGGCTGCGAGCACACGGGCAGGGTCAGGCAGCGGGCCGTTGGGCGCGAAAGGCGGATCGCGTATTCCTCGCCCTCCTTTTTGGGCCGGGGGGCGGGTTCCAAAAAAAGCAACCCCGCTTGGCCGCGGCGCGCGCGGCAGCTTCGCGTGAGCCATTGGAAAATTTCGTTTTGTGAATCAGTGACATAAAACAACTTTGCCAAAAGAGGGCTCAAATTATGCGCGCGATTATGCGCGCTTTAGCCCACGAGAGAACGAATGACGCCAGCATCCTACCGGGTGGCCTATCGCGCGATGCGTGAGGCGTTGCAGCGAATATCCGAGAGCGTGAGAACCTCGCGATCGATGAGATCAGAGAAATTAGGAATCCTGTAGACGAGGCGCTTCGACTGGCGGACGAGGCTGAGTCCAATCAGGATTGGAATTTGTGAGTTGTGGCACGTTTACGTCGAGAACGCGGCGATCTGGGAGCGGGACGAGAGTGGTGCACTCGTGATCACCGGGTATCGGAACTACACTTACGATAACTTCCTGCCGCAACGACAGGGCGAGCGAATGATAGAGAAGGCGGTGATGGCGCGCGAATTGGCGGTCCGGCTCGAAAATTCTTTTGAGCGGCTGCGCGAACATCCCAAGGTGGCCGATATCCTCGAACGCGAGGGCGCCTTTGACACCGTGTCGCGTGCGGTTGCGTATCTGAAGGGCTTTGCGGCTCGTCTGGAGTCTGCCAGGGACGATTAAAAGGGGTTGCCATGACGTTAGGAAGGGTTTGGAGAGGGGTTAGCGTGAGGTCATGAAGAGAGGCCCCAAGCCGACGCCGACGCATCTGCGCCTGCTACGCGGCAATCCAGGCCTGCGGCCGGTGAACGCCCGCGAGCCGCAGCCGGAACAGGTCGAGATCATCCCCGAGGCGCCGGCACACTTGCATGGCCATGCTCGTGACGAGTGGGAGCGGGCCGGTAAGGTTTTGCGCAATCAGAGCATGTTCACCAAAGCCGACATCAAGATATTTGAGAGCTATTGTGTGGCTTATGGCCACTGGCGCGACGCCGAGGAGGCGCTCGCGAAATGCCGGGACGCCGACCCGGTCAATTTCGGGCTCGTGGTCGAGACGCCGCAAGGTCGCGTGGTCGAGAATGCTTTGGTAGGGATCGCGCGCAAGGCGGCGTCGGAAATGCTGCGCTACGCCTCGGAGTTTGGTTTCACGCCTGCATCGCGGACTTGTGTCGTCAAGGGCAGCGTCGTCAAGGCGAACAAGTTTGCCGACCTGCTCGACGGGGACGAGGCGAGCTAGTCTTGCCGGCGACCGCGCAGGTACTGCCGAAGCGGACCGCTCATGGGCGCGATCGCGCCGAGCGGGTGATTGCGTTCATCGAGGCGCTGACGATCCCGAGCGGCCACGGCCAGGGGGAAGCCTTCAAGCTGATGCCGTGGCAGCGCCGATTTATCAAAGATATTTACGAGCCACACTACAAGGACGGCCGGCGCGCGGTGCGGCGTGCGATCCTGTCGGTCGGACGCAAGAACGGCAAAACCGCGATGATTGCCGGCCTGGTGCTCGCGCATCTGATCGGTCCGGAGTGGATACGTAACGGCGAGATTTACAGCGCGGCGAACGATCGCGATCAGGCGGCGATTGTCTACAAGTTCGCCCGGCAGCTTGTTGAGCGTGAGCCTGACCTGGCTGAGCGGTTGCAGATCATCCCCTCGACCAAGACCATGGTCGCCAAGAACAGCGGCAGCGTTTACCGGGCGATCAGTCACGAGGCGGGAACGAAGCACGGCTATCTGCCGTCGCTCGTGATCTACGACGAGCTCGCCCAGGCGCGCGATCGCGCTCTTTACGACGTGCTCGACACAAGCTTTGGCGCGCGCCGTGAGCCGCTCTTCATCACGATCAGCACGCAGAGCAATGATCCTGAACACGTGCTTTCGAAGCTGATTGACGATGGTATGTCGGGCACCGACCCGAGCATCATCTGCCATCTGTACGCTGCGGACGAGGATTGTGCGCTCGACGACGAACGGCAGTGGAAGAAGGCGAACCCGGCGCTCGACGTGTTTCGCGATCGCGAGGACCTCGTCACGCAGATCGCGAAGGCAATGCGCGTGCCGAGCGAAGAGCCGAAGGTTAGAAATCTGCTCCTCAATCAGCGCGTGGCGCCGGTTGCGACGCTCATCAGCCGCGCCGAATGGATGGCGTGCGCCGGGGGGGTGAGTTTCAGGGATGGCGAAGAGGTCTACCTCGGGCTCGACCTATCGGCCTCGCTCGATCTTACGGCGCTGGTGATGGTTTCGGCGAGCGATCCGGCGCGGGTGCTGCCGTTCTTTTGGAAGCCGGCCGACACCATGCAGCAACACGCTGAGCGCGATTTTGGGGTGGGCAACCGGCGTTACGAGGAATGGGTGGCGGCCGGGCATCTGCTCACGAGCCCGGGCAACTCGGTCGATCCTGAGATCGTCGCGCGCAAAATCGGCGAGCTCTTCATGCGCTACAAGGTCAAGGGCCTGGCCTATGACAGGTGGCGAATGGACGTGCTGTTGCGGGAGTTTGATGATATCGGCCTGGCGTCGTTTCGCGACAAGGTGAGTGACGGCCAGCTCGACTATCCGCGGCAGCGCGAGGGGATGGGGCTGCGCTGCGTGCCGTGGGGCCAGGGCTTCAAGGATATGGCGCCGGCCATCGATGCTTTCTGCCAGGTCGTTGCCGACGGCAAGTTGACGCATCCGAACAATCCGGTGCTTACCTGGAACATGGCAAACGCGGTGGCCGCGATCGATCCGAGCGGCAATCGCAAGCTCGACAAGGGCAAGGCGAGATTCCGCATAGACGGCGCGGTGGCGCTGGCGATGGCTTTGGGGTTGCGGGCGCGTGATCGAGCGAGTATCCGGCCGATAGACGTGGAAGCCCTCATAGCATGATTTGCGAGCGATGCCGCGGCGTCTCGACGATGCCGCCGTGTCCTGAATGCGGCGGGTGCGGCATTGCCTATTGCTGCGAAGGGATGGTGATGGACGCTCCCGCGCATAAAAATCAACATGGGCCTGGTCATGAATTCGGGGCCGATCAATGGGGCCAGCAATGTCGCGCGCAACGTCGTCGAGGCGATGCGCAGTCAGCCGCTCATGCTGATGCTGTTGATCATCATTTTGTTTCTGATCGGCTTCATCGCCTGGTCCGAGTACAATCGGACGCGAGCGAGAAATGAGAACGTCAAGCTCGTTCTCGAATATCAGACCACAGCCGCCAAGCTGCTTTCACAGTGCACGCCCGCGCAGACCGCGCCTCCGTTCTCCGGACAGATACAGCGCTGATGCCTTCCGCCTCGAAATGGGCCGAGGTTCGCGCGGCGGCGATGGCGCATCTTTCGCCGCAGCAAAGAATGCAGGTCGAGCGCGCGCGAGCCGAGCGGATATTGCAGCGCTATGATCCTGACGAGCCGCGCGACGAGTTCGGCCGCTGGACCGAGGGCGGCGGAGGCGGCGCAGCGGAGGGAGAGTCAAAGCCGGTTGAGGCTGAACCGACGCGTCACGAGCTGGCCATGCGGTTGACCGGCGAGCACGTCATGCGCGAGCACGCAAAGGAAAAGCCAAACTCGCGCGACGTTGCGGTTATCGCCAAAGAGTTGAATGACCGGGCCGGTGATATTCTGGAAAAGGCTTTCGGCGTGCGGCAGATTACCGGGCCGGTGCCTGAGACCGATGATTTCCTCGCCGACGCGATCGCGCAGGACCTCAAGGGCGGCCTCACGAACGGGCATTCGTCGCCGACCTGGTACTCGGACAAAATGAAAGAGGCGATGAGCATCGCCTCGGTGCTGCATCCGGAGCTCGCCACGGATCCGGACAAGCGGTTCGCTTATATCGCAATGGTGGCGGTCAACAGCCAGGGCGAGGTTGTCGACTCGACCGTGCGAATGACGGAGCAGGGCTACAAGCATTTTTCGGAGACGGGACAATTTCCCGAGCACATTAGGGCCGGCGATCCGAACATTCCCGCCAACATGGCGAAGCTCAACAATCTTGTAGACAAGATGGGCCTCGCCGGCACACGGGAGTTCTTCTCAAAAGAGTTTACGGTGCGCGATCTCGCCCAGGTGACCGGCTACAAGGTGCCGAAGATGCTCGCCGACGACAAAGTGTATGGCAGCGCGGTGCTCGGCCCGAAGGTCGGGCTGGGCTTCTACCAGAACCTGAGCGGCAACTTTAATCCGCTCACGATGGATATGTGGTTCATGCGCGCCTGGGGCCGCATGACCAATACTGGATTCCATCAACCCGACATGGGACCGATTACCGACCGGCTGCGCAATGCGCTCAAGGATGAGGGGCGTAAGGCGCCGAAGGATATGGAGGCATTGCACAAGATCGCCAAGGACATCTTCGCGCAGCACGAACACGACTTCGCCAAGTACGGCGCCGAATACAAATCAGGCGAGCGCAAGAAGACTGAGCTCGTGCATGCGGCCGAGCGGTTCGATGCCAGCTATGGCGGCAAAATGGTGGAGATGCCGCAGGGCGGCAATCAAAGGGCCTGGATGACGAGCGTATTTCACCAGGCGCTCGACAAGTTGCGCGCCGAGCATGGGGTCGACCTGGCGCCCGCGGGCGGCCAGGCGACATGGTGGCACCCGGAAATGGTCCTATATAGGCATCTGGGCGGTCGCGTTAAAAGCGTCGATAGCGACTATGCGAAGAGTCTGAGGAATGTCGCCGTGCGTGAAGGTAAAATGAAATCCGCACCACAAGCGAAGATCGATCCGTTCGAGCTCAAGCATGCGCCTTGGATCGAGGACCCGGACGAGCCCGAGCGGCTGACACCAGCACAGCTTGACCGGCTTGCCGAGGGTTGCGCGAAGCTGCTCGCCGAGTCGCGCAAGCATGCCTCTTAAGGGGCATCGCTCTTTCAGCCTGATGCACATTTCGCCCAAAAAATGAGTGTGAAACAACTCGCTGAGATCGGGCTGTTGACCTTTGCGCTCTGGTCCTGCCTCGGGTACTCGCGTTTCATCTCGCTGGAGTCTGGCATTGAAGATCGTCATCAGCAGCGGACACGGACTCCACGTGCGCGGCGCCGAGGGGCCCGAGCCGTGGGGACTCGACGAGGTCGACGAGGCCCGCGAGGTCGTCAAAGAGGTCGTTAAACATCTGCAAGCGCACGGCCATACCGTGATTGAGTACCATGACGATGTATCGGAAGCGCAGGATGAGAACCTCAAGCGGATTGTAGATTTTCATAATGCGCAGGGGCCGCATGATCTGGACGTATCGGTCCACCTAAACGCGTACATGCCGACGAGCGGCGGCCGCGGCGTCGAAACCCTGTACGTCAACCACGACATAGAGAACGTTGCGTCGCGCGTGTCGGCGGCGATCGCCGAGGCCGGCGGCCTCATTAACAGAGGAACGCACCACCGCTCCGATTTATATTTCTTAAATAAGACGAACGCTCCCGCACTGATTCTAGAATGTTGTTTCGTAGATGCGCAGGCCGATGTTGACTCATACGAAGACCATTTTTCTGAGATTTGTCTGGCGATTGCTAACGTGGCCGAGCCTGTCGTGGCTGACGAGCCCGCCGTGCTTCGAGCTAGGGGCAAAGTATCGTGGTTCGGCGGTCCGAACGACGACGGCGTGGCGCCCGACGAGGGCCTCGCGTTTTTGTATGACGTAAACGACAAGCCTGAGCTCTTCTTGCCAGAGCAGCCGCCGGGAACGACAGGGCTGGCGCGCCGGCTCGATCCCGAGAAGTTCTACATCGCGATGCGATGGGACTATGACGTGTTCCCTAAAGAATTCCTGTCGAGCGACGTGGTCGCGAGAGTTCACGCGCCGAGCACCGGCAAGGAGTTTCTGGCTTCGCCCGCAGATTGGGGCCCCCATACCAGCACAAATCGCGTCGCCGATCTGTCGCCTGGCCTGATGGCGGCGCTCGGGATCGAGACCGACGACCAGGTCGAGGTCGAGTTTCCGTTTGGCTCTCAAAACTTGGAGTCTGACAAATGACCGTCAGCTATTCCGCGACGCTTAAAAACACGCGTATGCAAGATGTCATCAACGCGATTGACGGCCAGGCCGCTGTCGGCACAATCGAAATCGGTACCGCGGGCATGGCTACCGTGCTCGTCATCATTTCGTTGCAGAAGCCGAGTTTCAACCAGGCCTCGGGCGTGATCACGATGCTCGGCGTGCCGCTGTCCGGCACCGCGACCGCCGGTGGGACCGCGGCGAGCGCGCGCATCAAGGACGGCTCTGGCACCATCCAGGTGTCGGGCCTCACGGTGAGCACTACCGGCGCCGACATCAATCTAAACAGCGTGACCATCAATAACGGCCAGGTTGTCACGCTCAACAGCGGCACGATTACCCATTCGCCCTGATGGAGAGGGTTTTGGGCAAATTCCACCATATGGTGGAAAATCCCAAAATGACTCTAAATGACCGTCCCCGGCAAATTCTATAATCGCGCTTGGGCGGCGGTGAGCTCGGCTCCTGGCCTCGGCAATGCTGCGCTCGGTGGGGCGGCCTTTCCTAATTTCCTGTCATATTCCGATGCGGGAGTCCTCGACCAGGACCCGCTCACCATACTGTTTCAGGACGGCAACAACGTCGAGCTAAGCGAGTGCGTCTATACCGCGGCCGGTGCGTCGCTCGCGCGCAACGCGGTTCGCTTCTCGATCAACGGCGGCGTGAAAGGAACCGCCAAGCTCAGTTTGTCGGCGAGCTCGACGGCCTCGATTGTCGAGGCTGCCGAGGACTCGGTGTCGGTGGCGACCGGATCATCCGCGGCGGTGCCCGCAATGAACGGCACTGGCGCGGCCGGGAGTTCGATCCTTTACGCAAGGGGCGATCACGTTCACCCGAGCGACACGAGTCGGGCTCCGCTCGCGTCGCCGACGTTCACCGGGACCGTGACGATCCCCGCGGGTGCAAATATTTCGGGCTATGCCCTGTCGAGCTCGGTCCCGGTGGGATCGAGCACGGTGCCGATAATGGACGGCTCCGCGGTTGTCGGTGTGGCGACGACCTGGGCGCGTGCGGATCACGTTCACCCGAGCGACACGACGCGGGCTCCGCTTGCGAGTCCGACGTTCACCGGAGTCCCTGCGGGGCCGACGGCCTCGGCGAACACGGGCACCACGCAACTTGCGACGTGCGCCTTTGTGCTCGGCCAGGCGGCGACCGTCGCGCCGATAATGGATGGCACGGCCGCGGTCGGAACCGCTACATATTTTGCGAGGCAAGATCACGTCCATCCGAGCGATACGAGCCGAGCCCCACTCGCAAGTCCAACGTTCACCGGAGTCCCCGCTGGGCCGACAGCTACAGCCGGGACCGTGACCACGCAACTTGCAACGTGTCAGTTCGTTGGCACCGCGATCACCAACGCGGCGGTGCCAGCGCCATATGCCTCCAATCCGGCGATGAATGGCACGGCCTCGCCGGGCTCGCAGGCCGCCTATGCTCGCGGCGATCACGTGCATCCATCAGATACAACGCGCGTGCCGTTGGCTGGTAACAACGGCAGCCCGATGACCGGCGACCTGTATCTCAGCACTGCGTCATGGACCAGCGTTCACATGAACGCCCCTGCTTCGGGCAACGCGATACAAATTATTGGGACTATAAACAATGTAAATCGGTGGGTTTTGAAACTCGGAGATGCCAGCGCCGAAACTGGAAGTAATGCTGGCAGTAATTTCCAAGTGGTCAATTACAGTGATGCAGGCGGCGTTCTTTACTCTGCCCTTTCTATTGCTCGTCCGAGCGCTAACCTTACAATCGCTGGTTATGGTTACATGCCGGGCGGCGGTCCTTGGCTTGCCGCGTCGGATGCCAGGATAAAGACTGTTAGCGATGCCTATAAAAGGGGGCTGGCGCAGATCGAGCAATTAGAGCCCGTGAATTTCACCTACAAGGGGAACGATACCTCGGTGCCGCTAGGGGACGTAAATTCGCTGGCACCTCATGAAATGTCGGTCCCTTCACCCGATAGTCCGCACTATCGCGTTGCGATCGAGGGCACCAACTTCATTGGGCTCGTGGCGCAGGAGGTCGAGTTGGTGATGCCTGAGCTTGTCACTTTGCGCAACGCCTTCATTGATGGTCAGCCGGTTTCCGATCTTCGTGATATCAATACCGGCCCACTGATCTTTGCCATGATCAACGCGATCAAGGAATTGTCGGCGCGCCTCGCGGCATTGGAGGCCGCACGTTGAGGGCGTGACCTATGGCTGCCTTTGGCGCGCTGACTCAGTTTCGAATTGCCGATGTCGCGCTCCCGCTGGGGGCAATATCCGGCACGCTAGCGGCCACCGAGGCCGCCGATACCGCCGCGATCGCTGGCGTTGTTAACTGGCCCGCGATCACCGGCACGCTGGCGGCGAGCGAGGCGCTGGACACCGCAGCGATCGCGGGCAGCGTCACGTGGCTGCCAGTCTCGGGCACGCTTGTCGCGACCGAGGCGCCGGACCATGCGGCGTTTACCGGCACGGTGGCATGGCCCGCGGTCACGGGCGCGTTGTCCTCGCAAGAGGCGCCGGACACGGCGGCCTTCGTTGGCGCTGGCGCGTGGCCAACGATTACCGGCACGCTGGCGGCCAGCGAGACGCCGGACCACGCCGCGTTTGCCGGCGCCGGCATCGCCCTGGCGGGCACACTGGCGGGGCAAGAGGCGCCGGACAGCGCGGCGATCGCCGGCACGGTCGCGTGGCCGGTCCGGTCGGGGGTCCTCGCCGGCCAGGAGGCGCCAGACTCGGCGGCGGTCGCCGGGACCGTGGCATGGCCGGTCCGGTCGGGCACGCTGGCAGCCCAGGAGGCGCCCGACGCCGCGGCATTCAATGGCGCCGGCACGTGGCCGACGCTTCACGGCACACTGGCAGCGCAAGAGACTGCCGACACCGCGGCGATCGCGGGGACGGTCGCGTGGCCTGCTCGGACAGGAACGCTAGCCGCGCAGGAGGCGGCAGATAAGGCCGCGGTCACCGGGACCACGGCATGGCCGACGCTTCACGGCACGCTGTCCGCGCAGGAGACCGAGGATACTGCGGCGGTCGCCGGGACCGTTCATTGGATTGCCACACTTGCGGCGACGGAGGCGCCGGATACAGCCGCAATAGGCGGCACGGTAGCGTGGCCGGTTCTACATGGTTCGCTCGCGGCCACCGAGGCCCCGGACATCGCGGCCTTCGCCGGCGTGCTCCACTGGATCGCCACACTTGCGGCAACCGAGGCGCCCGACACCGCTGCCATCGGCGGCACGGTCAAATGGCCGACGCTCTCGGGCACGCTTGTCGCGACCGAGGCGCCGGACCATGCGGCGTTTACCGGGGCCGGGATTCCGCTCTCGGGATCGCTTTCGGCCACCGAGGGCCCGGACATCGCCGCGATCGCGGGCTCGGTCGCGTGGCCGGTTCGGACGGGCGCCCTCGCCGCAACAGAGGCACCCGACCACGCAACGATCTGCGGCACCGTTGCATGGCCGGTTCGAACGGGAACACTTTCGGCGCAGGAGGCGCCGGACACCGCGTCATTCGTCGGCGCTGTAGCATGGCCGACGCTTCACGGCAGCCTGGCGGCCACCGAGGCGCCGGATGCTGCCGCGATCGGCGGCATTGTCGCCTGGCCAGTGCGGACGGGAACGCTCGCGGCCACCGAGGCGCCCGATCATGCGGCCCTCGGCGGCTCGGTCGCCTGGCCTGTCCTGCAGGGCGCGCTTTCCGCCCAGGAAGCTCCCGACGGCGCGGCCTTCTCTGGCCTGCTCCATTGGACCGGTGTGCTGGCGGCGAGCGAGGCCCCGGACACCGCGGCGCTCGCGGGCTCGGTCGCCTGGCCCGTCTGTCACGGCTCGCTCGCGGCCACCGAGGCGCCCGATCAGGCCGCGCTATCTGGTATCGTCTTTTCGACGCAAGGCACTCTGGCGGCCTCTGAAGGGCCGGACACGGCATCCTTCGCCGGGGAGGTCTTCAACTACGCGATCCTGGCGGCAACCGAGGCGCCCGACACCGCTCACTTTACTGGCGGCGTCGCGATCGCCGGCGCGATCAAGGCCACCGAGGCGCCGGACTTTGCCGTGGTTTACGGCCTGGTCCAGGCGCCTAACACCCTCGCCGCGATCGAGGCCCCCGATATCGGCCGCTTCAATGCCGGGCCATATCGCGGGATCGAGGTTGTCGCGGACCTCGACGAGCTCGACGAGCTCGTGGCCGAGCAGGCCCCGCCGAGCGAGGTTGTCGGCGAGGGCGACGGCCTGGCACCCATAGAGCTCATCGCCGCGCAAAAGGCGCCGGACACCATCATCGGCCGCAAGCGTCGGCCAATCGAGGTCAAGGGGACGTTGTGAACGAGCACGAGCTCATAAGCCTGGTCGGCGGTGACGATTGGCAGATCAACGCCACGTTCCTCGACGCCGACGATGCGCCGCTCGACCTCACCGATGCGGTGGTCTTGTGGACCATGCTCGACGCCACGGGACGCGCCGTATTGAGCCCCGGGCAATTCTCGATCGTGCCCGGCGCCAATCCCGGTCAATACTCGCTTGTCGTGCCGAGCTCGACGACGACGACGATCGCAGGCGGGGCCTATTCGGATTACTGGCGGGTGACGATCGGCGGTGTGGCAAACACCATGCTTTCGGGCGCCCTGGTAGTCAAAGCCGACCCGTGGG